AGCCGCCCTTCGTCAACTGCTCTTCGGCGCTCATAGCGGCAACCTGTCTTTGTAGGGTTCGAGAATCGACTTGCTAGCGTTGGAGAGCAGCACGTCATCGGAGTAGCTGATTGTTTCGCTCTGCAATGACTTGCTACGTTCCCCGAGGCGCGTGCGCTTCTTGTACGCCACGCCTGCCGTCTCGATGATTACCTGCGTGATGGCGGACGGTACGGTGGCAACAGTATGCCCGGCCTGCCCGCTGATCACGACGTTGCGCCGCCCTAGACCGAACACGCCGCCGTCTATACGCACTACGGTGCGCGTGGACTCTGCGGATGTACCATCCACCACATACGCGCTCGCGGGCAGCACCTGCTTGTCTACGGTCACGCTGGTGATGGCTGTTAGCGGGTAGTTCTTCATTTGAATCAGGTCACGCCCCGTACCGTCGCGCGTCTCCGTAAACGCGTGGTCCAGTATGGAGTCGCGGTTCAGGTACTGCGTGACGGCTTCTTCCGACGCGTCCAACAAGCGCGTGAGCATCTTGTCGTAGGTGGACGTGCTGGACAGCTCCAGGTACTCCTTGGCGGTGGCGAGCGATACGATGGACATGACCTGCTCCAATTACCGACGTTGTTGCTGCTTGTCTTGCTCTGCGGTGAAGACAACGAAGCCGTGTGACTTCATATCCTCCACGTGGTGCTCGGGTACGTCCACGACGCCGCGCTTGTCCGAAGACAGTGTGATGCCGTTGACGCTGACGCTCGTTTCGATCTGCTCAGGGTGTTGCATCTTCATTTTGTTCTTCCTTCAAAAAGCCGCGTGGTGGTTTCCCTCCACGCGGTAAACACGGCTTGCGCCGCGCCCTGAAAGCTCGCCACAGGGAGGAGACGCCCCGTGGCGAGTACCTCGACAACCAGTTAGCCGTTGGCGATGTTGGTGATCAGACCGAAGGCGGGCGGGAAGTAGTTCTGCAGCACCTGGTCCACATACACGCCGTACTCGTACTTACGGCTGCGCATCGGCCATTCGATCTGATAATACGAACGGCGTTCGCGAACCTGGAGCACATTGGCCACGTTGCTCAGCGGGTACGGCAGCTGAGTGGTCGTGAACAGGATCGTGCCCGGCGGAAGGTTCGGGTGGATGCGGATTGGGATTTCAGCCGCGCCGGTGATGCTGAAGCGGTTCAGGTACGAACGGACCATGATGCCGCCCGCCAACACGCCTTGCTCGCTGTTGAACACGAAGCGTTGCGCGGCGTTGGTACCGCCGGTGACGATCTTCTTGCTGATGTTCAGGGCTTCCTGCGCGTTCACCCAGATGGTGTCTGGGGTGAGGCGGTAGTTGTCCCAGAAGGACTTCAGCGCAACATCGATCTCGACGATGCCGCCAGCGCTGTCGCTGGTCAGCGGCGTACCCGTGCCGGCGGTGCCAGTGGCGAGGTTGGTGATGTAGCTACCCGAGCCGCCTTGCGAGCACATCGAGATAAGACCGTCGTGCACAAGGGCGTTCTGGCTGTTGTCGCCGGTGAGCGCAGAAGCGTTCTGCGTACCCGTGGCTGCGGCGGAGATGACCACCGAGTTGATGGTGGTAACCGCGCCCAACAGTTCGTTGCCGGCAGTGCCCCAATACCAGGCGTAGGCAACAGCGCCCGTCTTCACCGCCACGGTGCCGCTGATCGTGCTGGTGGAGCCTGTGGTGACCTGCGAACCTGCAGCGGACTTCTGAGCAGCACCGCCGCCATAGGAGTCGCTGGAGCCGTCGCTGTTCGTACGCACAACAGCACCCGTCACGCCGCCCGTCACCGAGCTGTTCAGGTAACCATCCAGCGTCAACGCAACGCAGATGACGCTGTAGGTCGCGGCAGCAAGAGCGCCGCCGGTGGTGCTGGTCGAAAGCGAGGGAGTGGCTGTGGTGCCGAGCGCGAGCGTGGAGTTGCCGCCCAACAGGACTTGCTCTTCACCGATCATCAGCGAACGCAGCAGACCTTCGACAGTCAGCGCCTTCACGTCATCGAAGCCTTGCGCGGCCAGGTCAGCTTCAAACGTCGCGTAGTCTTCCAAGCCCAGCGTCTTGTACGCTGCCGTGTAGTCCTTCGTGGTGGTGGCGGTGACGCCCGAGCGGTTGCCTTGACCCACACCGACGCTCACGCGCCCGGTGTTGATGCCGGTGATGGCGCGCCAGTTGGCTTGAATGCCGCCCTTACCCGACACGCGGGGAATGGCGTTGCGGAGCGGTGTGATCACCGGGTACAGCAGCTTTGCTGGGCCTTCAAGGTCGTATGCGGTGATGCCGCTGACAGCGCTGGCGTTCTGCGCGAAAGCCTTCGCCAACTCGGGGTTGCCCGTCTTCTGGGCCAGCTTCATCGCGGTACTCAGCGCGATGGTTTGTTGCACTTGATTCGCATCCATTTGTTAATCCTCGTATGAGAGTGTATGGCGGTTGGTTGTGGGGTTACATCTTCGACAGCAGTGGGGCACCCCCACCGAGGTGGACACCTTTGATTGCTGTTGCTACCGCGTTGACTCCCGAGGTGTCCGCCTTCACGGGTTCAACATGCGTATTCGGTTGCTGCGTATCCGACACGACGTCAGCAGTGCGCGGTACGGCTTTCAGTACGACGCGTGTGGGCACCGGCTCCTTCGACAACTTCGCGAAGGACGCCGCCAACTCATCCAGTCGCTTCGCCAGCGCCGCGTTATCGCCCATCAGCTTCTCCACGTCCGCGCCGTGGGTGTGCTTGTCCATCTCGGGTGCTGCGGCTTTCTCCAGCTCGACTTCGGCTACCTTCTCCGCGTCCCCGGCGGCGCACTTCGCACCCAGCTTCGCACACATGTCGTGCATCTTCTGCAGTCCCTTCTCCGTCGGAGACTTCGCCGCCTTCACGAGATCGCCCGCCGAAGCGGAAAGCGCCATGAGCGCCCCCGGCCCATTGTCGGCGTCTGGCTCTCCGGTCAACGCCGCTGCCTCCAGTGCCGCGAACTGCGACACCAATGTGGCTATGGCCAGGGTGGCGGTGCGGAAGGCATCTGAGAGCGTTTCTGCGTCACCACCGAGCAAGTCCGCTTCCCACTCCAGCGTCGGCAACATCCACACGAGACTCTGCGTCACGCGTGCGAGGTCTTCGATTACATAGAAGCTTTTCTGCAACTCGGGCTTCGCTGCCTTGCCGACTTCGGGCGCGGCTTCTCCGACCTTCGCGGCGTAGGCTGCGGCAATCGTCTCGCGCACCTTGGCGTATGCATCGGCGTCCGTGTATGCGGCTTTCGCGGCGTCCGTGTCAATGTGGTACATCGCCGCCTTCACCTGTGCCGTCGTGTCCAGCGGGAAGCGCTTGGCGGCTTCGTCCGCAAAGGTCACCTTGCTGTACGAGTCCCAGCGCAACGCTTTGCCCAGGGTGTCGGTGGTCGCCTTCGCATCCAGTCCGCTGGTGGTGATCATGTCGAGCAACGCACCCACTTCTTCGGGCGTGCCTGTGATGTTCTTCTCCACGGGGGTTTCTTCGACGGCTGGCGCTTCGACGGCTGGCGCTTCGACGGCTGGCGCTTCGACCGCAACCACCTTCTCTACACTCAGCTCCGCAGCGGCTTCCAACGTGTCTTCCGGCTGCGGGGCAACGTCCTTCAGCGCGAAGGACTTGCGCAGCGTGGAGCCGTCTGCCTTGTGTACGTCGAAGAACAACGCTGTGGGTATGCACGGTTTGTCTACCAGCGACACTTCGTGCGGGTTGGCGGTATAGCGGGTCAGCTCCGGGTTGGTGGCGTCCTGCCACTGCTTCACGTACGTTCCGCCCATCGACAGGCCGGTGTATACGCCTTCAAGAACCTTTGTCCACTCCTGATCGTCCACCACCTTGAACTTCAGGTCAATCGCGCTCTCAGCGTCGTTGAACTCGATGCCGATGGCCTTCCCGGCGGCTATGTTCGTGTGCATCGAACGGATGTTGCCGAGGGACTTGCCCGCGCTGGCGGCGGCGGTCTCGCGGCTCCACTCTTCAAAGTACGGCTTCGTGGTGGCGTAATCCATGATCTCGCCGGACAAGTCCGGCACTTCCTGCGCAGCGCGAGCGGTGACGGTGCGCGAGGCTTCGTCCACCTTTGTGATCTGCGCAAACATTTGCGGGGTCTTCATGTGCGTGGCTCCTGTGGGGGCGCGTGTGGGTTATTGCTTCTTGGACTTCGGCGCTTCCGGATCGCTGGCCACGACTTCGGGCGCAGCTTCTTCGGTCACGGCTTCTTCCACCGGCTCGCAGCCGATGGCAACCAGCGCCAGGTGCTCCGACACGTGGTCGGCTTCCACGGTGCCGTCAGCGGCTACGTCCTTGAACAAGCCCGTGGACATGTAGATGCGCTGCATGCCTGCGGGTGCGCGGAGAATTGTCTTGTTGCTCATGGTACTTCCTTTCATTCATCGGCACCAACAGGCACCTCGGGTTGATCTGCTGGCTGTTCGTCCATCACGACAGGTAGCAGGGCACATACACAATTCGGATGATACGGCGGTCCGATGTCTCCGCTGGGGAAGTCCTCATCCAGCTTCAACACGCCAGCATCGGCGTTGTCGTTACAGTCGTCATCCATATCGTGTTCAGAACCCAGAATTGACTCTTTGCCCTCCACCACGCCGCTGGCATCCCACCCGGCTATATTACCGTTGGTATGGGCGAAGGCAAGCTCAGTTCGGGCGATGGTCGTGGCGCGCTCCTTGCTGAAGGCGTAGCCGTCTCGTATTTCACCAGCGAGCGCCTGTGGCGACAGCCCCTCTTCTAAACCGTCCGACACCGTGTTGCGGAGTCCGTTGCGCATCTCTTCGCTGATGGAGTATGCGGCGTTGGGGTTGTCCACCACGGAGCCGTCATCCAACACCTTCTTCCCCACGAGGTACGCCGAACGCTCACGAGCCCAGGCGAGCGCCTCTTGGGACACCTGGTCGAGCGCTACGCCGTCCAACGCACTGCCCACGCCCACGGCGGAGTCCTTGGCGATGTCGATGAACTCGTTGCGCAACGCTTCGCGCAGGAGCGTCATCGCGTCATCGTCGAAGTCCTTGAAGGACAGGTGTTTGATGATCTGATCGATCTGCGCCTCGGTCAACGTCCCTTTGCGCAACTTGTCCATGTCCAGTTTCTTGGTGATCTCCTCGGCCACGCGCTTCGCCTCCCGGCGCATCAGCTTCCCGAGCGCCACTGCTGGCTTCGCCGCAACGACTGCGAGGTGCGCCACATACTCGGGTGCGCCGATAGTTTTCGTGCGCTTACGCTTGCCGCTCTTGCGCCCCTTCAGGAGCGCGCTGTAGCAGCTACACGGGGCTTCGGCGATGCGTCCGAAGTACACAGAAACTTTACGCATCGCCATCATCCACTGTGACGTGTACGTCGGGCATCGGCACGGTGACGTTGGTGTCGCCTAGGTTGATGTTCGGCGCAACGACGATCTTGGGCTGTGCGATGTCGATCTTGAAATACTTCTGCTGGAACGCCTCTGGGGATTCTCCTGGCTGTGGGTTCGCCGCGCCGTTGCGGGGCGCTCCTGGCGCTGCGGCCACCGGGGGCGGCGGTACGGGGAACGCGGCGGCGCGCTCCTCGGGGGTCATTGGTTGGCGGTCGAAGCGGTCTGTGCGTACCTCGTCCGCCGTGACCACTTCGCACTCGATGTATATCTGATCGACCTGCGCCTGTACGAGCAAGTCCACCGTTTCGTCCAGCTTCCATCTGAACTCCACACCCTCCACACCCATGCGATGCAGCAGGTTGTCGATGCGCCGCTTCAGAAACTTCATCCACGGCAACAAGCCTTCTTGCTTCGCTTGTTTGCTGAGTTGCTCCGACTGCGCCCTGTTCGTTTCCTTCACGAACGGGGTGGGCGGGATCGAAAAGGCGAAACACACCACGCGCGCGATCCATTCGTCAAACGAGTCCTTCAGGCTATCGCCTGTGCGTATTTCCTTGATCTTTGTGGCGTCGAACGGAACAAACTTCATGTGGCGGCGCTGGGCGGTGTTGCCCTCCATCATCGTGTCCCAGTACACCTGAAACTCCCGAATCTGATCGAGGTTCCACGCGTCGGGCAGCGCAGCGAGCGCTTCGGGGATGTTGCCTTCCGTGAAGTATTGCAGCTGGCTCACTGTGCGTCGGATGGCGACGTTGACTATGGTGATCACCTGCTCCACAGGGCCATACCCGTACATCTTGTGCGTGCGCGGGTTACGCACGATGTACACGAGATCATCCGTGGAATAGTCCGCTGCGGGTACGCCGTGGAGCACTTGTTGGTACGCCGGGGACGGCGCCAAGGGTGTGCGCCCGCTGTCATCCACAACACGCATGATCGTCGCGGCGTCGAGCAACTCCAGCGCGTAGGGCGAACCGTCGCGCGTGAAGCGCGGATACACCGCCACCGCGTCGAGCACAAAGAGGTCTTCGAGCAACATGCGCAGCCACTGGCTCCAGTCGTACTCGGGCGTTGGCTGTAGCAGGAAGTCCACCACCTGCGCGCACAGTGCCGGGTTTTCGGGCTTGCCGTCCTTCGGGACAATTTCCCAGTCGTAACCCTCCAGCTGGTCCTTGCGCGTTTCGATCACCGTACGCAGGATGTCGCAGTTGTCAGCGAGCGCACGCAGCATCCAGAAGGGCACCTGCTCCGTCTGGCGCGGGGTGAAGCGCGTGTTGACGCCTGTGGGGAAGTCGAAGCGCCGCCCGGCGGCTTGCTCCTGCGCTACCGGCTGGAGCGGCTGCGCTGGGCCGAACCACGCGTTGGGCGTGACCCCGCTGACGATGTACCGCACGCCTTGCGCCACGCGCGCCACCACACTCGTTTCGACGGGCGTGCCCGCGTTGTTTGCTCGATCACCCATCTCACACCACCCTTACAGGAAGGATACAGCCCATTGCCAGAACCTTCTTCACGTTGCTCGTGGGCACCGCCGTGAGCGCCACGTCGTAGTCCACCCCGTCCGTCGGGCGTCCCTTCACCGGCACGAGCACCTTCGTCCCCGTCACGTCCACAGAGGGCGTCCCGTTCAGCAACGACGCCGGGGTGGAGTCCGTGCCCAGGAAGACGCTCACTGTCGTAGTCCCTATGCCCGTGAGCGTTTCGCCCGTCGCCAACTCTGCCGAGAAGTCGAACGTGAGCACCACGCTTTCACTAGGGTCGATTGCGGGCATTCGTTTATTCATTGGTCACCTCAAAGTTGCGCGTCCGGTACTCCACGATCCACTTCCGCTCCGTCCGCACAACCCAGGAGCGTGGATCACCGTTGCGTGTGATAATGAAGCGTGGTCCGCTGTGGAGCGTAGCCGCGCTGATGGGGATGTACTGCGTGGTGGCGTTGCCTTGTAGCAGTATGCCGCCGCTGCCAATGTAGCGCTTTACCTTCGCCCATTGCGCGGAGCCGAACAGCGACAAGCCACCCGTCCCCGTCACGGCATGTATCTTCGCGAGTCCTGCTGCCCCGGTAAAGGCCAGTGAGCCCGAGCCCACGTATGCGCGGGTGGAAGTCTTGCCCGTCACCGCCACGCCCGCGAAGACCAACGTACCGCTGGCGCTGTACGCCTTCGTGCGTGCGTGGACGAAAGCGCCGCTGAACGCGAGTCCGCCCGTGGGTGTATACACCTTCGACTTCACGAGTACGGCGGAACCGGACAGCGCGAGGGTGCCCGAACCGACGTAAGGGTGCGAACTAGCCCCGCCTTGCGAGGTGCCGCTAGAACCGGCAATTGCGAGTCCGCCTGTAGGGTTGTATGTCTTACCCTTAGATAATTGCGCGGCGCCAGCAAATAGCATGCCCCCGGTGCATATGTACGCCTTCGCTTTCGCCAATCCCGCCCCGCCGCCTATCGCGAGGGTGCCCCCGGCTATGTACGCCTTCGTGCGAGCGTGGACGAAAGCGCCGCTGAACGCGAGTCCGCCCGAGGGTGTATACACCTTCGACTTCACGAGCGTGGCGCTGCCCGCGAAGGCGAGTGTGCCCGAGCCGCTGTAACTGTGCGACGACGCGCCGCCCATGCTGGTCGTGGCGGCACCCGCGAAGGCGAGCGTGCCCGAGCCGCTGTACACCTTCACCTTCAACAACGTCGCACCGCCCGAGAAGACGATGCCGCCCGAGGGCGTGAACACCTTGCTCTTCACGAGCGCAGCAGCGCCCGATATCACGAGCCCCCCGCTGGGCGTGTAGACCTTCACCTTCAACGGCGTGGCTGCTCCGGCTAGCGACAAGCCACCCGTGGGCGTGTAGACCTTCACCTTCAACGGCGTGGCTGCTCCGGCTAGCGACAAGCCACCCGTGGGCGTGTAGACCTTACCCTTCGCCACGAGCGTCGCACCCGCGAACGTGAGCGTGCCCGAGCCGCTGTAGCTATGCGAGGTCGAACCCGTGAACAGGGACGTGGTAGCCGCGCCAGCGAAGACGATGCCGCCCGAGGGCGCGTACACTTTGCTCTTCACGAGCGTGGCGCTGCCCGCGAAGGCGAGCCCGCCTGTAGGTGTGTATGACTTGCCCTTCGTCGTTGCTGCGGCGCTGGCGAACGCGAGCCCGCCGCTGGGCGCGTACGTCTTGCCCTTCGCCACGCTGGCGCTGGACGCGAACGTCACCCCGCCCGCAGGGGTGAACACCTTGCTCTTCACGAGCGCCGCGCCGCCCGCCATGGACAACGTACCGCTGCCCGAGTATGTGTGGGCTACTGGCCCCGTGCCTGCAGGCTTGAACGCTGCAGCGATAACTTCCCACTGTCCGTTGCTAGCCCCGTTTGTTGCCGTGGTGCTTACGCTGCCGGTACTGCCCGCGACGTTTTGCTGCTTCCATGCCACCAACCCCGCAACTAATCCAGAACCATCGACAAATGAACCGATCGATGTATAACCCGCCGGGGGTCCGCTGAATGTTGGCGAACCGCCGTTCGCCTCGGTCATTCCGAACCACAACACTAACTCTTGCGCGACCGCCGTTGTAATCGCCGTATTCGAAAGCGTGTGCGGGTATGCCTGATTCGTTGCCGACGCATTGTTCAGGTTCGACGCGTCGATCGGTGTCGCGCTGTTGCCAGTAAATCGGGCAATGAATGCGGCATTCTGAACAGTGCGACTGAAGCTAATCGAATAAGTGCTCGGTTCGCTTCCCGTCGCAACCTTGGCCAACAATGCGGCGCGACCGAAACCGGCGCCGCTTGCCGTTAGACCGTCCTGCAATACTGTCCAACCGCTCGGCCACGTTACCGTGGCGAACCCGAAATTTCCCTCCTCTGCCCAATAGAACAGCAGCAGCAGATCGCCGGCACTTATACCCGACGGCGCCGACACCACCATCGGACCGGCGACGCCGTTTAGTGTTGCCTGTGCGCCCTGCGAGGGCGACGCCCACAGCTGTGGCGTCGTGTCCTCATACAGCGAACGAAGCGCGAGCAGCATGGCGGCTCAGCCCTTACAGAGCGCCAGCGTCGCGCTGAGCAGCGAGTTGCTTATAATCAGCCATGATGCTCCTTCTTAATTCTGGTGGTACATCGCTTGGATGTTGGTGATCGTGAAGGAGGGTGTGGTGCCGCCGATAGTCCAGACCGCGCGCCACGTACGCGGCAGGGGTTGTCCACACGACGCGGAGCCGGCAATGCTGACGGTCGTTCCCGCCACGGTGGGTGCGCCCGGATAGACCGTGATAGACCATACGCCAGTGGCCACGAGCGCAGCCGTCGTTGCGCCGGGTATGTCGTACCAAGTTGTGCCCGCATCCAACGAACCTTGAAGCTTGATGGTACAGGTTGGCGTGGTACCCGTGACGGCACCCATATTCACAACAACCGTAACGCCTTTGTTGCCGACGTTTGTCTGTGTTGCGCCGTTGCCCGTTGCCGTCTTCGCGCCCGTGTCGCCAGTGGTCAAGGCTGTGGACATACCCCGCGCACGATCCCACGTTGTACCGTTGAACAGCATCGTGTCGGTGGCGTGGTGGCCTACCGTCGGGTTGGCGAAGGCGTCTGCGAGCGCGGCGGGGCTGGAGTAGATAGGCACGCCGCCCAGGTAGGGCGAGACGATCAACTCAGCCTTGCTCGTGACCTGAAGCTGCGAGACGTTGCCGGTTGTGATGGTGGGTAGCGCGGTGGTGAACGTACCTGCGCACAGGAAGGGGTTGCCCGCGACCGCTGCGCCGTTAGCGACGCCGCCAACGACTGCGAAGCGCCCAGACGTATCGACCAAGGCATTCCGCACACTGGTGCCGTCACTTCCGCCGATCAGGTTCGGGTTGCCTGCAACCGTGGTGCCGGATGCCGCTGGACCTTGCGTAGTAGCGGCAACAGCCGATTCGCTTGCGAACATGCCGCGTTGAATGCCAACGGCTGCGCTGCCCGACGTGAACGCAGATGACCCAACGCGGAATTGCAGGAACTCCCCGATGCTGATGTCCCATGCGCGCGAAGTATTCGCCGTCAGGACGCCCGTTGTGGTTTCCACAATCCCGGAATCCGTGCGCACTGCCTGAACAGGCAACCAGAGCGTGCCGTCGTTCGACCCGAAAAACCCGAAGTTGACGCCCGCATAGGTGCCCGACACCGTGACCGTGACGCCGTCGTACAGCCCCATGGTCACCGGACCGACCACTGTTGCGGCTGTGGTGATAGCGCCCGTCGTAGCAGCAGGCGCAGCCATCGGACCGACCAGCGAGCGCGTGATGAGCCCGTACTCCGTGCCTGCGAGTATCGTGTTCACCACGTCGGCCAGAGCCGCCGCGACGGTATGGCCAGCAATGCCGATACGCTGCCGTTCTACTGTGTTCGCGCCAACCGTCAACTCGCTTGAGTCCACCTTCTTGCCGGTGCTATCCGGCGCAACTTGTACTAGACCGTCAGCCATTATGGGCACCCCTTGCTAAGCTGGTGACCGCCATACACGCGGCGCTCCCAGTGATCCTTGGTGAATGGTCCCTGAGCAGACTTGATCTGATCGGGCAACCACTGCATGTTGAACACCGCGTCGCGCCCGCCGCAATCGAGCGGCACCACGTGGTCAATGGCCCACCCCGCGCACGCCCCGGTATGCTGGAGCGTGGAGGGGCAGACGTACAGCTTTCTGAACGCGTTGATCGTCTTATCGCTGCGCAACGTGTTACCGTTCTTGTCGCGCAGGACTTCGCCAGCGTAGCGATAGTCCACGAGCGGGTCTAGGATCAACGCCGATGAAGCGCCCAGGCATACCCCCAAGGCACCTACAACGGCAGCGATACGCAGCGATCTGAGCATGTTAGTACCCGAGCCGCGTGAGGTCTTCGCCCGTGAGGTGCGCAATGCGTGGCGTCGGGATATCGGCGCGGGTTGCGCGGGTCAGCCCGTCGTAGGTACGACTCACCATGAGCGTGGTGTCCCCGGTGGTGGGGTCCACGAGGTGGAAGGAGGGTGCCTGGATGCGGTTGCCGAACACGTCGGTGATCGGTTGTCCGAACGTGTTGTACGTGTCGTCCGCCGTGGCGACGCCGATGCGGCCTTGCTCATCCTTCGCCCAGGTGCCCTTCGTGATGGTTGGGTTCATGTTGCTACTCCTCTTGTGTATGGTTGTACGCTGCTTACGCGAACGTGATGTTGGGGGTGACCTTGATCTGATCGCCGTTGTTGACAATTGTGTACGGACCGTCGGTGAAGCGCTCCGCCACGGCGATGCGACCGCCAGTGGTGCGCGTCATGTAGTACCCGTAGCACGCTTGCGACTGCGCGCCAGCAGAGGATGTGAATGTCTGTTGGGCGTACGCGCACGTGGTGGGGTTCGCTTCGGTCACCGTCCACGAAGCCGCCGCGAGAGTCAGCGCAGTGTAGCCTGTCCACGTCGCTTCGGTATACCCCGAGGCGATGTCCGTGTTGGCGGGTGTGATGTTGTTTTGGAAGATACGCAGGATGAGCGCGGTCAGCGTGGCGTTACCCACGAAGGCGTTCGCAGCGTCGCCTTCTCCGTTACGCGGCACCAGCAGCGCTTCGGGACGAAGGGACGAACGCGGCGCGAAGTCGTGATCACGCGGGCGCATTACTCGGGTGCGACGAAAGTTGTTCATGTTGCTTTCCTTCGGCGCTGTTGTTAGGACGTACACGAGCGCCAGCACCACGCGCAGGGTACGTTGCGAGCTGTTATATGCTCGGAGCCGTAAATGCCTTGGCGCGCCGTATGGCCACCGCCGCGTTCCACGCCGCCATCTGCTCCTCGCTGAAGTGCGCGAAGTACAGCTTGACGGGTGGGCCTGGTATGTGTGGGGGTGACGTGTCTTCGCCACACGCTATCTCGCGAATGGCGGCGTAGAAACCGGGTGCTTGGAAGTAGCGCTTGCCGGGGTGTTCGCTGCCGGTCAGCTCGTACGCGTGCTCGCTGTAGAGCGTCCAAGCATCCTCGGGGTGTACGCTGCTGCAGTACGAGCAGACGCGCACCGCCATCGGGAACGTGCCCGCCTTCCACTGCGTCTCCGCGCGCAGCCAGTGATCGCTATACCCCACGTCACGCATACCCATGCGCGAGCCTACACGCACGGGGCACTTGATGTCTTCGGCTTCGCGGGCGCTCATCCTAGCATCGCCTTCGCACGGTCGAACGCTGTGGGGGCAGCGACTACAATCTGCTGCGCGCGCGGCGGCTCTACCTGCCTCATGTGTTCGGTGTACTGCTCAGCAAAGTAGTCCAGCATGCCTTGTCCAGGTAGGATACCAAACAGCTCCGTGAAGCCCCACACGAGGGCGTCCATGCGGTCAGGCGACTTCGTGGCGGTGACGGGGTCGTAGTCGCACATCTGGTCTTCCAACGTGGCGAAGGCTCCGACGTGGTGTATGCGCCCTTGCTCGTACAGCGCGCTCACAGGCTCCGCTCGGGTCTGCTTACCACGGCTGGCGCGCACTGCCTTGTAGGACACATTGGCGTCTGCCTGGCGCACAACCACCTCTACGAGGTCACCGCCGTTGTTCACCTCGGCAACCACGCGATCCGCGCTGAAGTGTCTGTAGGCGTTCACAGCGGCTTGCCCCCAGGCGCTCACCGAGTCCTTCAGCGAACGGTCATCGAGCACATAGCCGTGGTTGTCTTCGCCCAGCCCCACGACCACGATGCCCGTCTCGTCGCTCGTTTCGTTGTTCGTCACCGCAGGGTCCACGCCCACGACAATGCGCTTCATGCGCGGCAGCTGTGCGCTCGTAATCCGTAGGGCGTCCACCTGCGAGCGCTTCCACAGGGCGCGCGGGTTGTCGGTCAGTATGTCTGCGTGCAGCTCCTGCCGCCCGAGGCGCGTGCCTTCGTACTTGGCGACAATCGTCTGGAGAAACTTGGGTGCGAGGTTGGCCTGGTTGTCGTACGTGGAGCCGCGCGTCACGATGGTATTCGGGTCCGCAGCCAACTCCTTCACCAGCTGTGTGGGGCGTGGCGTGGTGGTAACGACTGCCTGCGGGTTGCGCCCGAGGCGAAGACCGAACTGGGCCTGATCCCAGCTCTCGGGATACCTCCACGCGCCCAGCTCGTCAGCCCATAGCTTTTCGTGCTGCTTGCCGCGCAGGCGCTCGGGTTCGTCAGCGGTGAATATGAGTGATGTGACGCCGTTGGGCCACACCAGCTTGCGCTCCGACTTCTTGTACAACGGACGCTCATCCTTCGGGCAGCAGGCAAGTATGCCGCTCTCGCCTTCGATCATAATGTCACGCGCATCGTCCACAGTGGCGCCGATGAGGTTCGGGTATTTCGCCCCCTCGCGCACCCACTGTCGCATCGCCTCGCTGCCCGTGCGGGTCTTACCCCAGCCACGCCCTGCGAGGATAAGCCAGTACGTCCACAGCCCAGCGGGCAACAACTGATACGGGCGGGCGTTGAACGCCCAGTCGCAACGCAACGCCTCCAGCGCCGCCTCGATGACCTCTGTGGGCTGCGCTAGGATCAGCTCCAGTGGAGAGCCGCGCAACTGGATGATGTCAGCGCTCTTCTTCACGACGCGCCGCCGTTGATAATCTTCGCATGCATACCCACGAGCAACGCGCGATCCTCGGGCGACAACGCCTTCAACGCCGCCACTATATCGGGCACTACAGTCATGGTGTGTTGTATCGGTTTATCGCCGCCCTCGATGGAGGTGGGCTGCTTGCGGTCTGTATATGGCGCCAGCTTGTTGGCGGCGTCGAGGCGCGTGGAGAGCGGCAAGCGAGGATCAGCCACGATGCTCCGCATGAGAGCCAGCGGGCCCACGCCATCTTCCGCCAGCTCCGCGATACGCTCCTTGTCGCGCTTGTACATCTTGCGAAGGTCCACGGCGATGCCCAGCTGATCGACCTCCACGCCCGCTTCGTTTATATACACGCCCGTCACGTCCGTGGGGCGCAGCACAGGGCGGCGCAGCTCCAGGTTCGCTTCGGCTTCAGTGGGTGGCATATCGACGGTAGGCACGCGGGGCGTGGGACGTGTGCGTGGCTTTGCCGTGGTAGGCTTCGGAGCCTCCACGACAACGCGCTTCTTGGACACAGGTTTGGTCGCCACCGCAGCACTCTAGTATCTAGGATGGCGGTATGTATAACCGCGCGGCGGCGGGGCGTAAAGCTCAGTGATGACTCTGTGACTCTGTGACTCTGTGACTCTGTGACTCTGTGACTCTGTGACTCTGTGACTCTGTGACTCTGTGACTCTGTGACTCTGTGACTCTGTGACTCTGTGACTCTGGCCGCGCAAGGGTCGCATAGCCGCCCGGACCCCGCGCGAAGCCCCTAGAGCTGCGCCAGTGCGTCGCGCGGCGGGTAGGCTCCACCACCCTACAGACCAAGCCACGGACAGCCGCGTAGACAGGCGTTTAGCTTGTCGCGGCGCGTGGCGTTTCGGCTGTGTATTTTAGCAAGCAAAGTTACCACAAACCAAACCAAGCAAATTCGCGAGGTGGCCTGGCTTGTCGCGCTTGTCGACAAGCACGGTCGCTCGTATCCCATTTTTTAGAGAATGAGTATAAAAGATCAATGCGGATACGAATTTTGCGTTTTAGCAAACCAAGGGCAAACCAAGCATGGCGCCTGGTCTGTCGCGTGTACACAAACGAATACGGATATTATCCGCATTTTTATCCGCATTCTGGCGGATATACGGATACAAACCCGCTGCTGCGGGGCGTGGCTTCTTACAAACACAATATCCGTATATCCTTATTTTCTTTTAACTAATATACAGAAGATAAAAATTATTTCCTATAAAGATTGTGGCGCAAAAAATGGGTATATGCGGATATGCGGATTTTGCTTGTCGCCGTACGCACACGAATTGCCGCTAAGGCCATCCCTGCCACGATTCAACTGCTTGAACAAGCACGCGCCACAAGCCGACAAACTTGCATGATCAAGCAATTTTACACAGCCGATTTTCACCCAATTTCGCCTGTTAATTTTATACAAGCATTTACACAAGCGAATTAACACAACACGGCGTCCCACGCGCCGCGTGCCCCGCTTCGACAAACACAACACGGCGTCCCACGCGCCCCGCTTCGACAAACACAAACACCGAGCCGCTCAGCATTACATGCTTGCCAAACCAGTCGATTGCCGCCCGCCCCGTTATCCCCGATAATCCGCCCCGCTCTCACTCGGCACCCCAGCGCGTTGTTTCACGGCTCCGTCGTGCGCTTCGTAAGCGGCGCACCGCTTCTCGCGTCAACCCTCGCTCCGGGCACCTTGTAGGCGGCTGGGGACGCCGCAAGTGAGAGCACCTCGTGGGCGAAGCGAGGTTCACCGCAGTGTCATGATCGTGAAGTCATAAGGACATATCCACAAATGGCAGCAACCAAACCACCCCGCCGTAGTCGTGGCGACATATCCGCCTCATTAGCCGCCGAAGAAGCCACGATCACCGCCGCCATGACGGCCAAGATCGAAGGGTCTGGACTCACCCGCTCGCACGCCGCACAGCTCAGGTTCCGCGCCTGCACGCGCGAGCAATGCGCCCAGCTAGGTCTACCCGCCGTGGCGGGCGGCTTCCTCATCCCCTACTTCGACATCCACGGCCGCCCGTCCACGTTCTACCGCTACCGCTACTTGGAAGACACGCGCAAGGGCTTCGACGCGCTCACCACCAAGAAGTCCTTGCGCTACGGACAGTCGCACGGCACCGTCAACGAAGTCTACATGCCGCCCTTGCTCGACTGGGCTGCTATCGCTGCCGACGCCACGGTGCCGCTCGTGATCACCGAAGGTGAGCTGAAAGCCGCGTGCGCCAGCTCCCTGGGCATACCCACACTCGGGCTCGGGGGCGTGTGGTGTTTCCAATCCTCCCGTGCGGGCGATGCCTTGCTGCCTATCTTCGACGCCTTCACGCTCGTGGACCGTGACGTGACGATCTGCTACGACAGCGATGCCGCGACGAACCCGAACGTGGTCGCAGCCGAGGTACGCCTAGCAGCACGCCTCACCGAACGTGGCGCAATTGTGCGCATAGCCCGTATCCCTACGAACGAAGACATCGTCGCGAAAATGGGGCTCGACGATTACCTGCAGTTGTACGACGTAGACTCGTTTCGGGAGTGCGTGCTGGACGCAGCGTTCCCCTACGCACAGTGCGAGGCGCTCCACGCCCTGAGCGAGCGTGTCGTGTATGTACGCAATCCGGGGCTCGTGTGGGACCACCTCGCCGAAATGCGTATCAACCCACAGGCGTTCACCGCCCACGCGTTCAGCAACCTGTGGTACTTCGAAAAGCGCATCAGCCCCAAGGGCGTCGAAACGCTCGTGAAAGTACCGACGGCGAAGAGCTGGCTGGAGTGGGAGTACCGCGCTGAAGTGGCGGGCATTACCTTCGCCCCCGGCCAGCCACGCATCACGTCCCCCACGAATCTACTGAACACGTGGACGGGCTGGGGACTCGACGAACCCACGGACGGGGACATAACGCCGTGGACCGCGCTGCTAGACCACCTCCTGTACGGCGCGACCGCAGCGGACCGCCTTTGGTTCGAGCAGTGGCTCGCGTACCCGCTACAGCACCCCGGCGCGAAACTCACGAGTGCGGTGTTGCTGTGGGGCGTCGAGGAAGGTACGGGCAAGACGATGCTCGGCCAGACAATCGCGAAAATATACGGGCGCGGGGCGGCCGAGCTGAAGGACGCGGACCTGGAGGATGACCGCAACGAGTGGGCCGAAAATAAACAGTTCATCATCTTCGACGACATCACCGGCCAGGACTCCCGCAAGCTAGCGAACCGGCTGAAGACGATGACGAGCCAGACGACAATACGCCTGAACCCGAAGTACGTGCCCAGCTTCAGCGTCCCGGACTGCATAAACTATTACATGACCAGCAACGATCCGGACGCGTTGATGCTCAGCGACAACAACCGGCGCAACTTCGTCCACGAAGTGCGCAGCGAGCGAATCGACCGCAGCTTCCTGAAGACCTTCCTACAGTGGCGTGACAAGGATGGCGGCGTGGCGGCGCTCTGGGGGCACCTCCTGCGCCTCGACCTCACCGGCTTCGACCCCACCGCCCCCGCCCCCGACACGGCGTCGAAACGGGACATGATCGACATAGTGAAGTCCGAGCTGGGGGTGTGGGTGCGCGAGCTACGCGACAATCCGGAGTACGTGATGGGCAACCGCGTGCTGGGCGACCTCGCCACGGCGCAGGAGCTCATGGCGGTGTACGATCCGAACGGCATGAAGCGCACCACTTGCAACGCCCTAGCGCGCGAGCTGAAGCGCGCAGGATTTAAGCCGCCTTCTGTAGGTTCTTCCGCGAAACTGAAGGTGGGGAACCGCCAGGTCACGGTCTACGCTGTCCGGAACACAGCCTATTGGCACGATCTGAGGCGAACCTGGAGGGAGGCGTGCGACCACTACGGCGCGCGTCACCCTGAGCTTTTTAAGCAGTTCGACAAGCCGTCGAAATTTTAACCACCACGCAACACACAACACACGCAACCGTGAAGGAGCACAGCACCATGAGGACTTACGAGCACCCCCGCTATGAAGGGATTTTCGAGATCGACACGCCCGAGGCTGTGCGCGGGTGTACACGCTACGTCGTACACTCCATCGAATGCGTGGACACCGTGCGGCGCGCTTCGTCGCCCGCGCCCTACCGCGTGGGGGACGCGGTGGACGGGTTCACGGTGTCGGAGCAACGCACGCGCCGGGCATTCGCGAAGAGCCTAGTGGCGGAAGACGATGAGCCGCAGCCCACACCGCCGTACTTCTGGCTCGACACGGGGCTGTGGGTCGAAACGGCGGTGTACAAAGCCTTGAGTGCGTACACCGCCGCGCTACGCACCGCCGCGCGAGCCGAAGTGGGCGGGCAGCTGGCGATGAAGTTGCGTAAGCGCGAGTCGCAGCGCCAGGAGGGGGAAATATGAGCGCCCAGCTACGCGAACGGCTCGCGAACGTGATGCGCGCGGAGGCGCTCGGGGTGGACCTGCAACGCGACCTCGCCACCGAGCGCATCATTGTGCTCGCGGTGGACGAAGCGGGGGTGGCGTGGGAAATAGGCTCTGTAGACAGGTTTCTCGCATACAGCGATCCCGAAGGCGCACGTGACGCCGTAGCGCGCATCAAGAACCACTATGCACAGGAGGGTGCGAAGCCATGAAACTCTTTTCGCTGTACCTGCTTATGCTCGCCTGCGTGCTCTTCGGATGGGCGGCGGCGGAGTTGCTCGCACACACCAACCTCCTCGCACCGCTCGCGTTCGTGATGGCGGGCGTTAACGCCGTCGTGCAGTACGTGCGTTACACCGTGGACTGCGAGCTGCACGTGGAGCGCGTAACAAAGGGGTTGTCGCGATGAGCCGCCCGCCCCGTATGCTCAGCGATGCCGAGGCGCGCCAGCTGGTGGACCGCTGGATGCGCGATCCGTACGCCACGCCGTCGGACCTTTGCCGCAAGGTGATATACGCCGTACACGCTGACGTGCCGCTGTATGGGCCCGTGGCGTACGTCGCCCGCAACGGTAGGGACTCGCGCGGGGTGGAGTGGCACGACGCGATGTTTGTACGTGACGTGGACATCCCGCCCGGCACCGCCCTCTACACCGAACGCAACTACGTCTCACCCACCCTGAAGGAGCAACCATGAACCCGGACGATAACGAAGTGATCACAGCGCTCCGCGAGGAGCACAGCAACTTTTGGGCGAAGGGCATCGTACACAAGCGCCTCGTGGACTTGCGCGAGCTGCTGGGGGCTAGCGCGGACGCCATCGAGCGCCTCAGCAAGGAGCTGTACGCCGCCAACGAACGCGCCAGCGCGTTGCGCCTCGCGCTGCGTACCCGCCACAGCAAGGAGCTGCCGAACGAGCTGTTCCGAACGAGCCCCCTGGGCGAGTGGTCGTGGAATCCGATCCTGCAACCGCTCGTGGATTACCTGACGCAACGCCCCACAGCGCCCCACAGCGCACCCGCCGCGCCCCGTGCGCCGAAGTACGACGCCAGCGACATTGCCCTACTTGCCGCCGCTGCTTCCACAGGTGCCCCGGGCGCGATCACGTTGGCTGCTCAGATCACAGGGCAGCAGCCGTGCGAGAAATGCGGCTATGTGGCCCACAGTTGCAAGTGCCACCCACAGCCCGAGCAACCCGCGTCCCATGCGCCTGACCCGTCCGAGCCGGTTGCGTTCGTGAAGAAGCTGTTGTCGGACCCCGTGAGCGTACCCGGCGCACCGCTCACCTTCGACGTTCCGAAGCGCAAGCCGTCCGAGCCTACCCCCTCGCCAGTCCCCAGCGTCGTAGGGGCTGGCGGGGACGCCATGAAGTGCGAGCGGTGCGGCGCGCCCATAGCGAGCCTGTTCGCGGCTTTCGACCACGTGTGCGACAAGGCGTCGCCAGCGTTCGTGAAGCACGACGATCCCGCGCGCATCGCCGACACGATTGCCGGGCTGTATGGGGTGAGCCTAGGCTCCGCGTACAGGTGGATGGCGGACGCGCTGAACGCGAACGCTCACTGGGTCGTACGTGAGCGCAAGGACAACGAACCACCCGCGTGGAAGCCCGAGGTGGTGGGCTTCGTTAGCGAACACGGCGTGCTCAGCCCCCGCCCCATTCCCGGTATCGCTGCCGCCCCGGTGTGCGTCGTTCCCGACCACGTACGCCCCACGTACCCGGTACGTCCGCTACAGCTGCAGGACTTCCGCACATGGGTGTGGACGCGGACGGGAATGCTGCTCACGGAGCAAGGCGACTTCGTACACGTGCGTGACCTGCGTGCGCAGATGCCCCTTTATGCGGAGGTGCCCAATGGCGCGGCTATTGTATGAACTCGGCAAGTCCCTCTTCGTCGCGGCGGCGGTACTGGCTGCGCTGGAGTACGCGTATGACGGCTGGCGCGCGGCGGCGGAGAATCGCACCGGCACAGCCGCTACGCAACGCGCATACACGCCCAAGCGTAGCCACACCCAACTCGACGTTCACGCCACCCTGCACCGTTTAGCGCAGCAGCTGCGCAAGGAGAAACCGTTGTGACTTCGATTCCGAAGAAAAAACCGATTGCGCACGCCCGGATGGCGATGATACAAGGGTTGGAAGAAGCCCCGCACCACTACGCGCTACTGAACATACACAAGGACGCCACGGAAGCCGAACTGCGCACGGCGCGGTACATGCTCGCACGGGCGCTGCACCCGGACCACTGGGGCAACGAACCTCGGGCGGCGGACTTGATGGCGCGAGTAAACACGGCGTACGACACGCTGATCGACCCAGCACGCCTCAAGAAGTACCGCACGGTGCTTTTTAACAAAGGCTCTTGCACCCACTGCGACGCGAAAGGCTTCACGTACAAGAGCAAGGGTTTCAGCGAGCGCGTGAAGACGATATGCGCGCACTGCGAAGGTTCGGGGGCGCGATGAAGTTGCCCCCGCTTCCCGATAACGCCAACCGTCCGCTCGCACGCATCTATGTGCTGGGCGCTACGGCGCAAGAAGCCTTCGACTGGGCGCGCGGCCTACCGCCCGCTGTCTACGTGCAGGTGCTCGACGCCACGCAGCTCTGCGACACGCCGTGCGGTATCCTGATCCTGTGCGGCGGGTGGAATCCCGTCGATCCGCTGCACGTGGCGACGCGCGAGATGGCGACGCAGTACTGCTACCGCGTACTGTCCATGAACGAGCCCCCACAGACCGCAGAGGCGCTCGCAACGGGCGGCGCGCTCGTGTTATCCGGACGAAACAAGTTGGCGCGTCATCGCGCGCCGGACAAAGCGCGCCGCGCAGCGCACACTGCCCGCGCCAGCGCGCACACCTTACCCGCGTTGAACTGGAAACGCCCCACTGACGGAGACCCGACGTGATAGACAGTCTGAATCAAACCAACCACGGCTACGCCCCCGGCGTGCTGTCGTATCAAGATTTGTGCCGCCTGGTGGCGCAGGGGGTGGCGAAGGGCGTACGCCCCGAGCATATCAACGCCTCCAGCATCGACCTTACCTGCGGCGACACGGTGCTGTACGAAGAGGTGCCCGCCACGATGAGCGCCCGCCGGGTGAACCTCGCGTCGCGCGATCCGCTCGCGTTCCGGGAAAAGAAAGTCACAGCAGAGCACCCGGTGCTACTCACGCCAGGGGACTTCGCGCTGGTGACGAGCCGCGAAGTGTTCAACCTCCCACCCTGGCTCAGCGCCACGTACTGCGCCAGCAGCACGATGTCGCGCAGCGGGTTGTCCACGCTGAACCCGCACTGGCTGTCGGCGGGGTGGCGCGGGTCTTCGCTCGTGATCGAGCTGAAGAACCTGACGCAACACCACTTCCTCACCATACCGCCCGGCACGAAGCTAGGGCAGGTGGTCTTCTTCGCACACGCACACGTACCCGAGCACGCCAGCTACGGCGCACGCGGCGCGTATAACGAGCAAGACAAGCCGGTGGCGGCGCACGCGGCGCGTATAACGAGCAAGACAAGCCGGTGGCGGCGCGAAAATAAGTGCTTGGCTTGTGGCTTCTAAGTGCTTGATTTATTGGGACAAACAAAAATAGTTTACGAAAAAGCAAAATATCGCTTGCCTTGTCGCTTGGTTTGTGCTAGACTACCGCGTAGCGGTAGCCGAAACAAGGTGCCGTGAAGTGAAGTCCCAACCAACCGTGTACATAGGAGCCTCAAATGAACAAGTTCAGCCCCCTCGCAGCCGCCCGTAAAGCCGCCACCCTTCTCTCGCACAACCCCGACGCGTTTGTGTGCAAGCCTGCCCTGTGGAGCGACGTAGCGCGCGCCACGGTCGTTCGCAGCGCCGTAGCGGACGCCCCGATGGTCGACGCGCTGGTGGCGTTCGGTACGTCCAGCCCCAACCCGTACGACAACTTCACCGCCGAATTCGCGCAACGTGAGTTGCCCGCCTTCGTACTGTTTCGCCACGGCGCACGCTACCTCGTGGTCACAGAGGGCTACGCCTACGCCCGCTACATCGCCAAGCTGGCATAACCCCCCACCCCAACACAAAGCGCAAAGGAAACACGCCATGCTTAACTACAACCCCCGCAAGCCGCTTGAAGTGCACTTCGACACCCACACCAAAGGCGAGCCGTACAGCTGGGTGTCCTACGGCGTAACGCGTACAGCGGACCGCTACACCGTGGACGTCACGCTCTTCGGCGTCCGCAAGACCGTAGAGTGCTCCGGGGTGAATACCCCGCTCGTGGCTACTATGTCCCCGTACATCTACATACACGGCTTCGCGGTGATGTTCCCCACCGGCGAAAAGGTCTGGGAGGGCGGCTGCTACTTCTACCCGGAGAAGGGCACCATGAGCGCGATCACGCCGCGTATCGACAGCCGCTCGGCACGCAACTGCCGCGTCATCGGCTTCTTCGCGGACTACGAGGGCAAGGCAGTAGAGTCGAAGCACAACGGAGCCTAACGAGTACACCGGGGCTAACGCCCCCACTTCCCAACACAAAGCACAAAGGAAACACGCCATGAGCACTAACACCGCCAACCAACCGGAACAAACCGCTGCTGAGTTTCTGGCCACCCAACTTCGCACCGCGTACAATCTCCCGGTGCTCGCCGTCCACGAAGCCACTCACACCACAGACGCCGAAGTGGAGATCACCCGCCACATCTCTGTGCAGGTCAGCGACACGCGCTGGGGTCGCGAAACGTACGAAGTGTGTGCCTATGATCGCGACGAAGACGGTGACGTCACCGCAGTCGCCTACGTGAGCAGCCGCACCCTAACCACGGTGCGCGACGTAGCTTTGCGGGTACGCGCCGCCCTACAGAACCCAGAATACAACCACGCAGCCTAATCCCTCTCCACACAAAGCACAAAGGAAATACACCATGAACAAGACCCAACTCCAGGCGAAGCTCGCTTTCATCATCGACACCGCCGGAAGCCCCCACAACACAGCCGCCCAGAACACAGCCGCCCGCGCCGTCGTGATACGCGCGTTGGAAGACGCTCTCGACGCCGTGGAGTACACCGTGTTGGCGAAGGCGGAACTCACCCCAATCACCCCGGCGGCAGTCCTTCGCGCGGTACGCGCAGCGCACCTCCCGCACCCCGCTGGGTGGGGTACGCTGCGCAGCCACCTGTCCATAACGCCGAACGTGTACGTGACGTATATCAAGGGGCACCGGCGCGAGTTGGCGTGCGTGGTGTACGGTAGCGGAGACGCCGCCGTTCACGGCGTGTCGCACGACAATGTCGAAGACCTCGTGGAAGCCATCAAAGAAACGCTTGCCGGCAATCACACCCCGGCGGCTACGCTTTAATCCACTCCACACCCACAAAGCACAAAGGAAATACACCATGAGCCGCCTTCCTAACGCCGCAATTGACGCCATGATCGACCACGAGCAACGCCTGGCGATGCAAGATCGCTACGACACGTTGTACGCCGCCGCCGCGAAGCTAGCGCGCCCGAACCGCGCCCGAGTCCGCGCGATGCTCGACAGCGCCCGTGCGAACACGATCCAGACCTGCGAAGTCGAGCACGCATCCTTCGATTACATCGGCATCTTCCGCGCCACGCTCGTACACCTCCTGTCGTGCGAGCCAAGCTACTACAACAACCGTCACGTTGTCGCCTGGTTCGCCAACCGCGACATCCGCGCATAAGGAGCACAGCCATGAAATTCTGGATCGTAACCAACACCGCAGGCGAAACCCTCGGCTGCGAGACCACGAAAGCCGCCGCTATCCGCACAGGCCTGTATAGCACCACCAAGGAAGACCTTGAGTTGCGGTGGGTGGACGTTGACGTCAACGCAGAGACGATACGCCTTCTGCTGGCAGGAAATGGCGGCTACGCCAACGCGGTGGGCCGCGTCACCGTACCGAAGACGACAGGAGCACAGCCATGACCGCTGACTGGACCAGATTGCGCAAGTATTTCGGCATACCGCACAACGCGGGGACCGCCCGCCAACAACACGCACGCGGCAAGGCGCTGGCGGAGCCGCCCCGCAGCGGACTGTCCACGATGGGGCTGGCCGACGCGGCGCAACGCCTTTACCGCATCGAAGGGGTGGTGAGGGAGGCTTTACGGGTACACTACCCGGTCACGGAACGACACCTAGGATCAACGAACGGCTCCACGAAGCCAGGAGGGTACAGGGAATGAACGCCGAAACGCCCGAGGATGCCGCTATGCGCCGCGTGAACGCGCTCATAAACCGTCGGGCGGCGCGGCTGGAATACGCCGTCTTTTTGCAATGCACGGGCTTGCGGATGCAGATACAAGCCCGTTTCGACGTAGCACGCTGGTACCGGAACCACCCACACGTGAAGGAGCTGCACCATGAGTAAATTTGAACACAACCCCCCAGTCACCGCCTATGCCCAAGCGGGCGGCGTCACCGTACATATGGGAGGCGAAGAGCGCACGACGTACGACGGGACGAACTACACGCTGCTGCCGGTCATTCACGCCGCGTGGCTCACTAGCGAGCAGGCCTGCGCGCTGGGGTGGCAACTCGTGCGCATGACGGACGATCACTACCGGGAGCTGCGCAAGGAAGAGGAGCCGACGCAGTGGCCGATACGCATGAGCGCGGAGCCGAAGGGGGTGCACCCCACACAGCCGCCCAGGACGCCGAACACCGACAACATGGGATGGAGCACGAACGGTATCATACAACACAAGGCGTTCGCACGGTACTGCGCCCGATGGAACGCGAAGGAAGATGCGGACTTGCTGCGAAACTTCTGGCGCGGCTCCTCGCTTCGGGCGTTGGCTGCACTACATCGGCGCAACACTTCGGGTGTATACTCCCGGCTGGATCGCCTGCTGGGCGCGGAAACGCTGGGCGATGTGCTAGCGGCACGCGGCGAACCCGACAGCCCAGACTAACCCGAAGGAGTGCGCCGTGTCCGAAGTTGTGTTGCTCGTGCTAGCCGTGTTCGTGCTGGGGTTGCTCGCTGGCGCGGGGGCGGTGCTAACGTACCGCCTCAGCACCGTGGTGTCGATCCGCGTGCGCGGGGCGGGTACGCTCGACGCCGCTGTGGTGTGGCTGGACTACGCCTGGCATGTTGTAGGCGGCTCGCACTTCGGGATGTACGATCTATACCCGCACGTCACCTGGCGCTCCAAGAAGGCGGCGGTGGGGTACGTGGCGCTCACGGCGCACTACGCCGAAGTGGAGGCGCTCTATATGCGCGGCTTCACCGACGCGGGCACCCAATCCAAGAAGGCGGACCTGCTGCGGCGCATACAGCGCTACGTGGGCCGATACGCCTTGTCGTTCACACACGCAAAGGAAGAGTCATGGCAGCACAATTCCAACCAATGAAAGCCGAGGCTGCACCGCTCGACAAGCTGGCCACCTTGAAATACCCGCTGTATGTTGCGCCGAAGCTGGACGGCTTCCGCGCCGTGGTGCGCAACGGGCAGCTCCTTAGCAAGACGCTGAAGCCGATCCCTAACGCGTACACGCGCCAGCTGTTCGGACGCCCCGAGCTGGAGGGGTTGGATGGGGAGTTGATCGTGGGCGATCCGTACGGGCCGGACGTGTTTAAGCGCACGAGCAGCGGCGTCACCACACGCTCGGGCGAACCGCAGGTCACGTTCCACGTGTTCGACCGCATGAACGATAGCCCGAACGCGTGTTGGTCCGCGCGGTATCACTACGCCTGCAACATGATCGCGCAGGCGGGCAGCGCGTTGGTCATGCCGGTTCAGCACGACGTAGTTCACGACGTGGAGCAGCTCCTGCGATACGAGGAGCACTACATCACACTAGGCTATGAAGGCGTGATGTTGCGCGCTCCGGCAGGCCCATACAAGTACGGGCGCAGCACCTTGCGCGAGGGGTACTTGCTGAAGCTGAAGCGCTTTGAAGATGCTGAAGCCGTCGTGCTAGGGGTCGAAGAGGAGATGCAAAACACGAACGAAGCCGTGCGGCAGGCGGACGGGTCATCGAAGCGCAGCACCGTAAAGGCTGGGCTGGTGGGCAAAAACGTGCTAGGTGCGCTGATCGTGCGCGGGTTCAACGGACGGTACAAGGGCACTGCGTTCCGCGTAGGTAGCGGCTTTACGGCCAGCGAGCGCGCCGCCCTGTGGGCGGACGCCCAAGGGCTCGTCGGCAAAGTTATCACGTACAAATTCTTCAACGTCGGCAGCGACGCCGCGCCGCGCTTCCCGACGTTCAAGGGTTTCCGATCCCCGCTGGACATGGCGTAGTGCTTGCCAAACCAGTCTATTTACTAGCGCTTGTGAGTGCGAATATACTCGCTGGCCTTACCCGTTACGCAACGCAAAGTTGATTTACAACCACCGTGAAGGAGCAACACCATGGCTACCGACAAGCCCGCAGCCCCCATCATTAAACTCCCGAAGTCCCCCGCCGCCGTGGCTGACCTGATGTACTCGACTCGCCACGAGCGCTTCCAACTGCAGCAGCAAGTATCGAAGTTGGAAGCTATTGAGAAGGCGTGCGGCGCGTACCTCATCGAACAACTTCCGAAGACGAACGCCACCGGCATCGCAGGCAAGCTCGTGCGCGCCTCGTTGGAGAAAAAAGACATCGTCATCGTCACCGATTGGGATGCTGTGTACGACTACATCCTGAAGAACGCCCGGAAGAACCCTGGGGTGTGGGCGGTGATGCAGAAGCGCATCGGAGACTCCGCCGTGAAGGATATGCGCAACAACAAGAAGCCTTGCCCCGGCACCGACCTGATGCAGGTGGACTTCGTTTCTTTGAACAAACTCTGAGGCAACCCGCTATGAGCTCACGCAACTGGGTGTCGGTCAGCCTCGACACCGGCAAGCACATCGTGTACTTCAACGGGCTCGCGGTCACGAAGACCTTCGACACCCGTAAGGACGCACACAAGCACCTCGCCTCCCTCGTGGACGGCAAGACCCAACCCGAGTACCCCACTGTGGAACGCATCCTCTCCCGGAGCACCGTATGAGCGACAACGATCATAAGAGCCACGGCCACGCCCTGGCGTGGATAGGGCAGGTGCTCGATGCGGGCTGGGCCAGCAAGGTCATCGACTTCCTTGCGGAAGACGTAGCGCGCAACCTGGAGCCGTTCCCAGAGCACCTGCGCCAACACAACGAAGACCTCGTGGCACGCCTTCGCTATGCGGCGGACTGCATCGAGCGCAACGACAGCAGGGTAATCGCCTGCGCGCTGAGCGTGGTGTATGTGCCCGAGGATCGCCCCGGAACGGTAGCCGTGGAGTCTACGGCCACAGGCCAATACACCGGCGTGGCTGCGGCGGTGACGGCGCTGGTGGCGCAGTCGGACGAAACGCTGTGCCAGGCGTACACCGAATTCCGCGACGCCGCGCGGGCGACCGTGGACCGGGCGCTGGCAGACTTGGGCTTGGGTGATGCGGAGTCGTTCTTGCAAACAGCCCACACCATCGTGCGCGCCGCTGACGACAAGCTGCACTGATCATGATATACTCCGCATACAACCACGACGTAACGAACGGGCGCGTGTTGTACCTCGCACACGACCCCGAGGAGGCAGCGCACGCCGTTCCGAACAACCACCTGTCCACGGCGCTTGCGGGCGCGGGGCGGCTTCTTGCGCACGCATACAGCTTCCACACACCCGACGCGCTCACGGCGGAGGTGTCGAACTACGGACCCGCGTTGCCACACGAGCTGAGCTGGATCGAGTGGCGGTTGTCGGCGGCGCGCGTCTACGCTCCGTACAACGGCACCCCAGCCCCCACTCACGCGGACTGGACAGCAGCCAGCTTCGCGAACTATTGCTGGACATTTACCTACGCCGCCACGCTGGCGTTGGAGTGCGTGGCGCGGCTAGGGGCTTCGGACGCATTGTTGGCGTGTGTCTGGGGTTACGAGGCTGCGCCTATGGCGGACGATAACGACGGGGCTGCGCAGCCGGTGCCCCTAGTACCCGAGCAGTTTGTTGTGTTGGACGGTGACGGCTGTTACGACACCGTGGAAAGCTACCGCACAGCGCTGCGGATGGCGCAGCATGAACTCGTATACACGACGCGGAAGCCGCCCGAGTGGTTGGCGGCTGCGCGCACGGTACACAAGGCGGTAACGAAGGGCAAGACCGTATTCACCCTGTAGCAAAGCGCAAGGCAACCTCGTTTCATTTACCCACACAAGGAGTAGCACCATGGCAACAAAGAAGACACCCAGCACCGCTGTAGTGGCCTGGGAAGAGGAGTTGGCAGCGGAAGCCGCTGTCCAGGCGTCCGCAGAGAAGCCGCAAGGCGCGTCCGCCCGTATCGACCTGAAGAACGGCGTGCTGACGTACGGCGGCGCACCGATCCCCGGCAACGAGTTTCGCTGCATCATCGTCGCGGACATGTATGAGAATCAGTACTACGACCAGCCGTACACCCCCAACACCCCGGCGATCCCGGCCTGCTACGCGTTCAGCGATCCTGCCGACAAGAGCCCCGATGCGCAAGACGCCATGGAGCCGCACGCTGAAGCGGAAAACCCACAGAGCGAAGGCTGTGTGAATTGCGAGCACAACAAATTCGGGACGGCGGACGGCGGCAACGGTAAGGGCAAGGCTTGCGGCAACATCCGCCAGCTGCTCGTGTTGTCGGAAGACGCGCTGGAGAGTGCGGACGCGCTGTCGAACGCGGAGTTGGTGAAGGTGAAGGTATCGGTCACCAGCACGAAGAACTATTCACGGTACATCCGCGAGGTACTCGGCAACCTGAAGCGTCCGAGCTGGAGCTTGATCACCACCGTCGGGTACGACGCCGCGTCGCGGCAGTACACGTTCAGCTTCGCCGACAACATCGACTTCAGCACCAGTCCCGAGTTGATCACCGTCCTGAAAGCGCGCAAAGTCGAAGCGGAGAAGGCGCTGCCCACGCCGTACTTCAAGATTGAGCAGATGCCCGCCCCGACACCCGCTGCACGCGGCAAGGCTGCGGCGAAGGCGGCTCCGGCACGCGGTCCGAGCGCCGGGCAGAAGATCGTGCCGGCGGCAAAGAAAACAGGCGGCGGCAAGACGAAGTTTTGAGCCTGTAGGGTTTTGTGAGTCGAGTGCCGGGCGTGTAACCCGGCACTGTTTAACACAGGAGAATCTGATATGAGTATCACCACTAGCCAACGCGTCCGCGAGTTTCACGAAGCCTTCGGACACCCCGTCGAAACGCGCCCGCTAACCAGCGCCAGCAAGGAGCTGCGTGAGCTGCGTGTGAAGTTGATCCTTGAAGAGCTGTGCGAGCTGGCCGACGCATTGAACGTGAGTGTGGTTTGCCACCACCAACCGAACGGCTACGCCAACATGCAAGTCGTGCTCGCCAGCGATCTGCCCAACATCAACGTCATCGCGGCGGCGGATGCGTTGGCGGACATCGACTACGTTGTGTGCGGTACGGCGCTGGCGCTGGGCATACCACACGACGCCGTGGTGTGGGAAGTTCACCACGCCAATATGACCAAGCTGGGTGCGGACGGGAAGCCGCTTCTGCGCGCGGACGGGAAGGTGATGAGGGGTCCGAACTACGAACCCCCGCGCGTAGGCAACGTCATCAGCAGCTTGTCGGAGCGTGTTGGGCTGTACGGTGGGGACATACACAGTACGGGCACTGAGTGCGTTGGGTTCTTGGACAGCATAGAAGGGTTGGTGAAGTCGATGGCGGAGCTGGAGCAGGACGCTGTGATGACGGCGGCTATGCCTGCGTGCGGAACATGAAGCCGCCGCGCGTGGTGACAATCGACTTTGAAACAGAGCCGATTCGCTCGCGCCCGCACTACCCGCCGCGCCCCGTGGGCGTGTCCATCAAGCTGCCCAACTGGAAAGTGGGGCGGTATTACGCGTTTGGACACGTCACCGGGGGCAACAACTGTACGGTGGATGATGCGCGCAACGCGCTAGCGAACGCGTGGGCAGAACCGCTTCACAAGCTGTTCTTCAACGGCAAGTTTGACTACGACATCGCACAGACGTGGTTCGGACTGCCCGACCTCCCTGCGCTGGAGATTGAAGACGCGATGTTCCTGGTGTACCTGTCCGACCCGCATCAGCGCCAGCTCGGGCTGAAGCCCACCGCCGCACGGCTGCTAGACCTGCCGCCCGACGAACGCGACGCGGTGGGCGAGTGGTTGGTTGCGAACCAAAAACAGCTGAAGGTGGACGGGCTGTTGCCGCTCAACTCGCGCGTCACGCTCGCGAACAGCGGTGAGTGGATATGCCTTGCGCCCGGAGAGCTTGTGGGGGCGTACGCTAATGGGGACACGACACGCACCGAGCTGCTGTATCAGAAGCTGTATGTGGAGATTGCGAAGCGCGGTATGCTGCCTGCGTACGAGCGTGAGAAGCGCCTGATGCCGATCCTCCTGCGCAACGAGCGCGAAGGGATGCGGTGCGATACCGTTGCCCTGGAGCGCGACATACCGCTGGTGCGCAAAGGGTTAGAAGCCGCCGATACGTGGTTGCGTAAACGCCTGAAGACGCCCGACCTGGAGCTGGACAACGACAAGGATGTAGGAGACGCGCTCGACAAGTGCGGTATCGTGACGGAGTGGACGCTGACGAAGACCGGGCAACGCTCCGTCAGCAAGGCAAACCTCCTGAAGCGGCACTACAAGGATGAGTGCGTGTTCCAGATGCTGGGGTATCGTAACCGCGCCGCCACGTGCCTGCGGATGTTCATGGAGCAGTGGTTGGCGCTGGCGCAGGCAACGGGCGGCACTATACACACCACGTGGAACCAAGTGAGGGGTAGCAACACCGGCGATACCGGCGGCGGTACGCGCACAGGACGCCCGAGCACGAACAACCCAAACTTCCTGAACGTCAGCAAGGACTTCTCCGACAAAGGTGACGGATGGTCCATGCCCACGAGCATCGCGTTGCCTAGCCTGCCGCTGGTGCGGCGGTACGTGCTCCCGGACGCGCCCACACATTGGTTCGGACGGCGCGACTTCAACCAACAAGAGTTGCGCATTCTCGGCCACTTTGAAGACGGCGCGTTGCAGGAAGCGTACTGGGATAATCCGCTGCTGGACGTACACGAGTATGTGCGACAGGCCATCTCCGACATGCTGGGCATCGACCTGCCGCGCACGCCCGTGAAGACGTTGAACTTCGGGTACATCTATGGACAAGGCGTGGGCAGCATGGCGGGGAAGCTGGACCGCCCCGTGGATGAGATTCAGAAGCTACGCAATGCGCAACTATCCGCCGTGCCAGGGCTGAAGACCCTCCAACAGGCCATCGTCGGGCGGGGCAAGTCAGGGCAAGCTGTGCGTACGTGGGGCGGGCGGGAATACTTCGCGGAGCCGCCCGGCTTCAGCAAGAAGTTCAACAAGTGGATGACGTACGAGTACAAGCTGTTGAACTACATCATCCAAGGTTCCGCTGCGGACTGTACGAAGGAAGCCCTGATACGGTACGATGAAATGCCCCGGAAGGAAGGGCGCTTCCTGGTGACGGTGTATGATGAGATCGACATCAGCGTGCCGAAGAAGGCGCTGAAGGCGGAGATGCTTGCGTTGCGAGACGTCATGATGTCGGTGGAGTTTGACGTGCCGATGTTGTCTGACGGAGAGTATGGGCCCAACTGGGCCGACCTACAGGACTTGGTCGAACCCAAGCCCGTGTTTAACCGGAGAGCGTAGCATGGCAACGAAGGTAATCCCCATAAAGCAGATCACAGCGTGGTCGTTCAGCCGGTACTCCGACTACAAGAAGTGCCCCGCGCTCGCGAAGTACAAGCACATCGACAAGCTGAAGGAGCCGGGAAGCGCGGCGATGGATCGCGGCACCGCCATACACAAGCTGGCCGAAGACTACACGCTGGGCAAGATCAAGGCGCTGCCCCCAGAGCTGCTATCGTTCAAGCCCGAGTTTGCCGCTGTGAAGAAGCTGAAGAGCAAGATGGTGGAGGAGCAGTGGGCATACAAGGCGGACTGGTCGCCTGCTGCGTGGAACGACTGGAGCGGCGCATGGCTGCGTGTGAAGATGGACTTGGCGTTCATCCGGGACGATAACACGCTGGTGGTGATCGACCACAAGACGGGTAAGTTCAGGCCCGAGCAGCACGAGGCGTATGTGGAGCAGCTGGAGCTGTACGCCGCCGCCGGGTTTGTACAATGCCCCGATGTGCTGGCAGTGGAGCCGCGCCTGTGGTATATCGACGAAGGTCTGGACTGGCCCCCGGAAGACACGAAGCCGTACCTGGCAAAGGACGCGAAGAAGCTGCGCACCACGTGGGAGAAGCGGGTGAAGCCGATGCTGAACGATACGACGTTTGCGCCGAAGCCCGGAGATGCGTGCAGGTGGTGCCACTTCCGCCGGAGCAACGGTGGGCCGTGCAAATTCTAATCGGAGCAGGGTGATGGCGTCGCGTGCGTCCTTGGTGTATCGGTACGTTGTCGGTCACGGCGGCTTTATCGCGGAGGCGTCGCTCACGGAACCTGAGCCGTGTTGCGCTGAGCTCGCGAGCGAAGCGCCGCTGGTTGCGCTCACCGACGTGCACTGTCACCCGTTGCGTCGCCGCCGTGGGTGGGCAAGCATCGTCGTGGCGGAGTGCGTAGCCTTCGCGGACGCGTATGGCTTCGACGTGTACTGCTACCCGGCTCCGTTCGGTAACGGCGCGAAGCCCGAGCTGGCTGCGCTGTGGGCGTTCTACGCTGATCACGGCTTCGCGCCGTGCGACGCGGACTTGATGATTCGACGCCATGACGCCTCTTGACCCCGCGACGGTCCCGGGCACGTATGCCCATGAGCTTGAGGCTGTCATCGAGCAGTATGTCGTGGACTACGTGTTGGTGCGGTGGCGGGTCCGCAGCATCAAGCTCAACCTACAAGGCAACAACCACTGGCCAGACAGGCAGTTCTTCATTCCCGGCGGCAAGCCGCTATTCATCGAGTTTAAGCGACTGGGCGAAGTCGCTACGCCTCCCCAGCAGCTCATCCACAAAGCACTGAGGTACCATGGTTACAAAGTTGAAGTCCACGACAATCGCCGCACAGCGCTCTGCGCCGTCTATGCCGCTTGTACCGAAGCCCTGGGTGCCGCGCCCGTATCAGAAGAAGGCGGTGAAGTTTCTGCTAGAGCACGCCGCCGCCGGGTTGTTTCTTGATCCGGGGCTGGGCAAGACCGCCATCACGCTCGCAGCGATCAAGGTGCTGCGCAACCAGGGGCTGTGCAACGGCGTGTTGGTACTCGCGCCGCTGCGCCCTGCGTACGCCGTATGGCCGGGCGAGCTTGAGGAGTGGCTGGAGTTCAACGGTCTGTCTTACACGGTGCTGCACGGTGAGCGGAAGGACTACGCCGCCGCGAAGCGCTACGACGTGTACATCATGAACTACGAGGGGCTGGACTGGCTGCTGAAGGCGGGGCATCTCCAGGCGTGGTTGCGTAAGCACTGGGTGGATACGCTGGTGATCGATGAGCTGTCGAAGTTCAAGCACAGCGAGACGAAGCGCTACAACCTGCTGAAGCCGTGGTTGAAGAAGTTTGCGCGGCGCTGGGGGCTGACGGGTTCGCCCGCGTCGAACGGGCTGTTGAATCTTTTCGGGCAGGTGTTCTGCCTAGACCTCGGGCGCTCCTTCGGCCAGTTCATCACACACTTTCGCGCCGCCTTCTTCACGCCCGTGGACGACAACGGATATGTGTGGGCGCCGAAGGAGGGCGCTGAGGAGTACATATACGAACGGCTGAAGCCGCTGGTGCTACGCATGGCAGCGGAAGACTACGTGACGATGCCGCAGCTCATAGCGCAGGTAATGAAATTCGAGCTGCCCCCGAAGGCGCGTGCACACTACGACGAACTGGAGGCGGAGCTGTTGACGCTCGTGGAGCAGGACGCGATCTTGGCGGTGAACAAGGGCGTGGCGAACGGCAAGTGCCGCCAGATCGCCTCGGGTGCTGTATACCCTGCGGACATCGACCCCGAAACCGGAGCGCCGCGCGACAAGCGTAATCGCCGCGCCGCCCACATACACGACGTAAAGCTGGACATGTTGGAAGATCTCATCGACGAGCTGCAAGGCCAACCGCTGCTCGTGGCGTACGGGTATGGACACGACCTGGAGCGCATCCTGGCGCGCATCGGCAAGGACACCCCGTACATCGGGGGCGGCGTGAGCGCGAAGCGGGGCAAGGAGTTGGAAGACCTGTGGAACGCGGGGCAACTACCGATCCTGCTGGCGCATCCGCAGTCGATGGGCCACGGGCTGAACCTACAGAAAGGCGGCGCTCACCACATATGCTGGTTCACACTCACGTACAACTTCGAAGACTTCGACCAGTTCAACCGTCGCCTGCGGCGCTCCGGTAACACGTCCGACCGCGTGTTCATGTACGTGTTCATGGGACGCGACACGGTGGAGGAAGACGTATGGAGTGCGCTTCACGCAAAGCGGCGCACGCAGCAAGCGTTGTTCGACGCGTTGAAACAACGGGCAAAGGCGCGACTGCCTGTATTCGCTGGTTGGGACGGGTGACCCACTTTACTTTCAAAACAAACCAAGCTATCCTACGAGCTGCTGTATTGAACTGGCTGACCGTGAATCAGCCCCCAACCAACCGTGTACAGGAGCGAACAAAATGAGCAAGCAAACAAACGTAGTCTACACCCCGGCGCAAATCAGCCTTCTGACCAGCGCTGTCCAAAGCGTGTGGGCCGTCATCGGCTTCGACATTCTCGAAAGCGATCCCACAGCGGACAACGAAGAGTGCATCGAAGCGTGCTTCGACGCAGACCGCATCACCATGCAGCACCTCACGGGCGAAACGTCGCTCACCGGCGTCGAGGCGCAGGCGATCTTCCGCCAAGCCGCCAAGGACCACGGCTACCCCACGGCGCTCCGCGCCTTGGCCGCACGCATCGGCATCAACTAACCAGACACCCACGCCCGGAGCCCGCCATGAGCACACGCCCAACACTCGAACAGCAACTCAGCTTCTACGAACAAATTCACCTCAGCCTACAAGGACTCGGCGCATCCAACCGCTTCGTCCTTATCGGCGATGCCCCCGACAGCGACGGCTACATCCGCGCGTACGTGTTCACGAAGGAGGGTTGGCTGTACTTCGACGGCACGCGCCCGTTCCAAGGAGCGCTCCTCATGACGCACGATCGCGCCGTGGAGGTGGCCGCAGACGTAGTCGAGAATCGCATATACGCGGGGACGTACGGCACGGCGGACCCAGACGTTGAGGTGGTGGATATTCTCGCGTACACAGAAGCGCAGTGCGATCTCATCCACACGCGCCTCGCAGAGTACGACCGCGACGACAGCCCGTACGACGCCGTCAGCGAAGACACGCCCAGCGACGATCAACGCGGCGTCGTGCTCTAAGCACTACATCCCAGCACCCAACTTCCCGGAGAACACCATGGCATCAGTAGCGCAAGCAGCACAGGTTTATCGCGACGGCACCCACACGGCGATCGTACTGGGTCTCGACAAGGCGGGCCAGATCATGTACATCCCCATGACGGCGGCGGGGCTCGAGATTCGCAAGCAGCCCGCCAAGGAGTTCGACACCACGTGGCATCCGTTCCCCGAGTATCCCGTTTCCCGCGCCGCTGCGCTGTACGCAAGCAGCAGCCACATCCCGAGCACCGAAGACGCCCGCAAGGCGTTGGTAGCAATCGCCAAGCCTCACTTGGCCAACATCGTAGTTTCAACCAAAACCCCTGACCAGGAGTCTCTCATGACCACATCAACCGCAACACCCACCCCCGCAACCCCCGTCGCTTCGGGCTTCAACGGCAAAGCCGCCCCGAAGGCCAAGGCGGCTCCGAAGGCCACCCCGGCACCGGCAAAGCCCGCAGCCAAGGCGGCTCCGAAGGCCACCCCGGCACCGGCAAAGCCCGTAGCAAAATCCGCGCCCGTAGCAAAGCCCGCAGCAAAGGCTGCACCCACGGCCAAGGTCGCCCCCGTCGTTGCCAAGAAGCCAGTATCCGCTGCGCCGGAAGCGGCACCGAAGAAGGCCGCAACCCCCGCCGCCCGGAAGCCGAACATCACGGCCAACACAGGCGAGGTTGCCGCGTTTCTGATCCGCAAGGAAGTCGATCTGCCTGTGCCCAAGGCGTCCGCCCGCTTCGTGGTTGGCGACCTGTCCAGCGTCAAGTCGGGCTTCTTGAAGGAGCTCAGCAAGTGGGTGGCAGAGCAGAAGAAGGGCGTCAACATCGCCGCCATCCAAGCCCAGTTCACCGCCCGCTATTCGGAAGACAAGCTGGTGCGCTACGCCCAGTATGCCATCATGAAGGGCATTCTCAAGTCCGCAGCCTAATTCCGGGGACGCTATGCACACAGTGTATAGCTTCGGTGACGAGTTGCTACGCACACAGGACCTAGACCCTGTGTACGTGGCGCTCCGAAACGCGAGACTAGATGCCGGCACCGGAGCGCGGTTGTGTCTCGCTTACTGGCTGTTTTACCACCTTGGGGTTGCCGCTCGCCTTGCCGAGTGTCGCAACCCTTCTTCGTTCTGGCACCTGCTTGAGCAAGCAGCCGCCAACCACGACCGCGCTTGGCCACGCGGTACGGAACGCCGTCACTTCAGAGGAGACCTGAGCATCACTGGGGTACAAGAACTGCGCAAGCGCTACGGTGCACGCGACGCCATGTACGCCGTGGAGGGCTTGTTGGGCATAGCTACGCGCTCAATAGACACCATGACGTTCCAGTCCGTCGCCAACGCCGCCAAGGAGCATTACGGCTTCGGGGACTGGATTGCCTTCAAGGTCGCAGACATGAGCGAGCGCGTCTTGGGCTATGACACGGACTTCGCAGATTGCGAACTAGGCATCTACAAAGACCCGCGACAAGGCGCGGCGCTCGTGGCCACCGGAGACAAGAACACTCCCATCAGCAACCTGGAGCTACGCCACACGTGCGAGGTGCTCGTGTCGTACTGGCAACGACAAGGAGCGAAAGCGCCGCCCGCATACGACAGGTTGGTCAATATACAGGAGGTCGAAACCATTTTGTGTAAGTACAAGTCTCACCGCAACGGGCACTACCCTGTGGGGAAGGACACCCGCGAGATAGCCCACGGCCTGGACGGTTGGGGCGACCTGGCACAACAACTTCAGAAGGGGTTGCCACATGGCACGCAAGCATAACGTCGTAGTCGTGGGCGCTGGACTCTTCGGAAGCATAGCAGCCACCCTAGCGCGTGCCCAGGGGCACTCCGTGACGGTAGTGGGCGCCGACCTACCCGGCGGCGCGAGCAAGGCATCTGGGTGCGTTCTAGCGCCTTCCTGGCTGAGCAGCCTTTCGTCTGAACAGATCGCCACGGCCATGGATGTGCTCGGGGGGCTGTACGCCGTCCACGATGTGGAGTTCAAGACGAACCTGTTCAAGACCTTCCGCGCCCAGCGCATCGACCCGCAGGACGTACTGGTGACGCCCGACGTACGCGAGGAGGTTGTGGAGGTTCGGGACGGCGCGGTGGTGACGGACAGCGGCAAGGTGCTCCGGGGCAAGGTGCTCGTGGCGGCGGGTATCGGGACAGACCGCCTCGTGCATATGCCGGCTATCAAGGCGCTTTGGGGCGCGTCCGCCGTGTTCAGCGGTACGCTACCCGAGCCGCGCATTCACGTGTACGCTCCGTACAGGCAGGCAGTCGCCTTCCAACTGCGGGGCAACGCGGTCTGGATGGGAGACGGCACGGCGCTGATCACCACCACGTGGGAGAAGGAGTCTGTACAAAGGCAGGCGGACACGGTGGCGCGCGGCGCATCGTTGTTCGGGTTGAAGAGCAAGCCGCGCGTAACAGTCGGTGCGCGTCCATACGTGCCAGGGCACAAGGCAGGGTACTTCGCCCGAGCCATGCCCAACGTATGGGTGTCCACTGGGGGCGCCAAGAACGGCACTGTATTGGCCGCTTGGCAAGCATATCAATTCGTGAAGGAGCTGACATGAGCAGGCAAACAAGTATTGACGCAACACCCAACCCGCGCAAAAGCGTAGGTCTCAAAGACCCCACGGAGTCGCGCTTCATCGGCACAGACTTACAAGACGTGTCTGTGTTGATAACGGATCACGACGCGCAACGCCCCGCGCACAAAGCGCACGTGGCGAACATTGCGCGTAATTGGAAGTTGGACTTGGCGGGGTCTATCCAAGTGGCTGTCTATCGCGGGCGGTTGTTGGTGGTGGACGGGCAACATCGCGTGTTGGCTGCGCGACAAGTGGGCGTGAAGAAGTTGCGGTGCGACCTATACCAAGCCGATTCCGAGGCTGAGGTTTCTCGTATGTTCATAGACTTGAACACGGTGCGTAAGCGCGTGCTGAGCGTTGAGCTTTACGCGCAACGTCTTCTTCAAGGCGACGCGGTGGCTAAGTTGGTCGAGGCGACCGTTCAACGCCACGGTTGGCGCGTATGTCAAAAGCTCAAAAGCACTACCAACTACGTGCGTGGTGTTGGTTGGTGTTACAAGTATGCGACGTTGGACGCAGACAGGTTTGTGCGCGTGATGTCGTTTGCGTTGCCTTGGTTCGCGGATAGCGAACAACCGGCGGACGAACGTATGCTGAGTGTGCTTTGGCGTATCGACACGATCTGCGACGGGTTGCCCTCGTGGGTGACAAAGAAGCTGTACAAAATCTCCTACGCGGTGTTGTTGCGCAAAGCGCGTTCACTGACGTTGGTGACGAACAACAGCTACTCTCCGTTCATGATCGTGACGTTTCGCGAGCTGAACCACGGACAACGCGCTAACAAGCTGCCAGAAGCTACCGTTGTGGGGGAACTATGACCATCGTCAAGCTACACGGCACGCACGGCTCCGGCAAGAGCACGCTGGCGCGCAAGGTGATGGACAAGTACGGCCAGGAGCCGGTGCACTCGATGCCGGGCGTGTCCACGTCCGCGAGTAAGCCCCTCGGCCACCTCGTGCGGTTGCCCGAGGCGAAGCTGTTCATCGTCGGCCCATACACCACGCCCTGCGGCGGCTGCGACGCTGTACAGCCGTTCGCCGACATACTGCCGCGCGTTGTGGAGGCTGACGCGCTGGGCTGGCACGTGCTGTTCGAAGGCGCGCTCACAAGCACCACCTACGGCGCGATTGGGAAGGCGTCAGAGGCGTACGGCAACCGCTTCGCGTTCGCATTCCTGGACACGCCGCTGGCGCTGTGTATAGACCGCGTGAACCGAAGGCGGGCGGCGCGCGGCGCGGAGCCGCTGTCGAACAACCGCAACATCGAGTCCAAGTTTGCGTCGATCTCACGCCTGCGCTCTAAGTTGGTGCTGGGCGAGGGCGGCGTGCCGCAACGACGCGTGGAGATCATCGACCACGAACAACCGCTGCGGGCGCTGATGCGTCTGTACAACATAACGATCCGCAAGGAACCGGCATGAAGACAAAGATCATACAAGGCTTGACGTGCCACTACCGTGACGACAATGGTGACGAGGTCAGTGGTGACGAACGCATCCTGGAGGAAGTTATCACCCGCCGCTCGTACCGCCGCGCCAGCATCGGCTTCGACGTGGAGAAGGGCGAACGGTGGCTGGACCTGGGGGCGAACATCGGAGCCTTCGGACTGTACTGCCGCTCGCGTGGCGCCACCGCCATGTGCTACGAACCCGACCCGGACTGCTACCGGGTGTTGCGCAAGAATGTGCAGAAGATGATCACGGTGAATGCCGCCGTGACCGCCCTGAACGAGCCTACAATCACCTTCTTCGCGAGCAACCGCAACACCCACGCACGCGGTACGATCCTGCCCGTGCACGGGTACGTGGCGCAACCGCCCGTCAAGAATGTGTGGGCTGGCGCGTTGATGGACAAGGAGTTCGACGGTATCAAGATGGACATCGAGGGTAGCGAAGGCGCGATCCTCGACAAGTGGCTCCTGCCGCGCGCCAACAAGCTAGTTCTGGAGTACCACACGTCACGCGACGACAGCACCAAGGCGTTGCGGCGGCGGCTGAACGCGATCAAGAAGCGGTACAGGAACATCTGGTACGAACCCGAGTACGACCGTGCACTGGAGTCTGGCGCGGAGCGGTTCAAGTCGTTCTACGATCGCCTGATCTACGCCTGGGAGCTGAAGTGAGCGCAGCGCTTGTTAACAAGGACTTCGTTGCTTTCGTGAATGCACGCCATGCGGTATACCTTCGGCGCGCGGCGGGGACGCCGGTGCGGGTAGTGGACGGCGCACCCGTGTGGACAGACGATCCCATCCTAGGCAGTTTCAGGTTTTGCAATGTGTACAGGGAGTTGGACCGCGTGTCGGTCTGGCTGCGCACGCAGTGGTACAACCCGAACAGCACACACCCCAACCTGTGGTTTGCGGCAGCGGTGGCGCGCGCCATAAACTGGCCCGACACGCTGGTGGAGGTTGGGTTCCCGAAGCGTTGGGATTCGTTGAAGGCGTTGCAGAAGATGCGGCACCGGGCGGCGCGCGGCGAGAAGGTCTACACAGGTGCGTACATGCTGCGCAGCGACGCGATGGACAAGCCCTTCTACACCTGCATCAAGATGCTCGATCCGTTGTGGGGCGAACGCAACGCACTCCGCCCCCGGCGCGACGACACGCTGCGCGCGTTCCACGAGCGGCTGATGAACATGCCTGGTTGGGGAAGCTTCCTGGCGGCGCAAGTGGTGGCGGACTTGAAGTACACGCCGCTGCTGGTGAATGCGCCCGACTGGGATACGTTCGCCGCTAGTGGGCCGGGAAGCAAGCGTGGGTTGAACCGCGTAATGGGCCGGGACGTGAGCACGCCCTGGGTGGAGCAGGAGTGGTTGGACGGCGTGCTGGCGCTTCGCGAATACACGAACACGCAGTTGCCGAAGGGATGGGAGGTCATGCACGCACAGGATGTACAAAACTGTCTGTGTGAGTTCGACAAGTATCAACGTGTGCTGCGCGGCGAAGGTAAGCCCCGCAGCTCATACAAACCGCAGTTCTAATCGTGAAGGAGTAGCACCATGGGAGTACATACGATCAAAGCCCGCAACGTGAATGACGCGTTGGAGTCGGGCTTGTGGTTTCTGAAGGGCAACGGGCGCGTCGAGCAGTCGCGCAACGGGCGTGTGTTGGTGGCGGACGGTCCCGTGATCACGGAGTACCTACAGCCCACGGAGCGCGTGTTGCTGTCGCCGCTTCGCGACGCCAACCCGTTCTTCCACCTGTTCGAGGGCTTGTGGATGCTCGCTGGCGCGAACGACGCCGCTGGCCCCGCGCGCTACGCGAAGCACATCGAGACGTTCAGTGACGACGGCGAGACGCTCTGGGGCGCTTACGGCATGCGCTGGCGCCATTGGTTCGGCTTCGATCAGATCGCCAGCGCGATCATCGCCCTGCGTGGCGACCCGACCACGCGCCGCGTTGTGATCAGCATGTGGAACGGGATGCGGTTGGCGCGCTCCAGCGACAAGTGGGACGACACGCTGAAGGCGAAGGCGGGCGGCGCGGACGTACCGTGTAACACTCATGCGTACCTTTCCGTGAAGGACGGGGCGCTGGACATGACCGTGTGTAACCGCTCGAACGACATCATATGGGGTGCGTACGGCGCGAACTACGTGCACATGGGCATGCTGCAGGAGTTTGTCGCACAAGCCGCCGGGTACGCCGTGGGCACGTACTACCAGATGTCGAACAACTACCACATGTACATCGACCGTCCGGATGTGCAGCGGTTGTTCTCGATGCCGAGCGACGATCCGAAAACGTGGGTGCCTCGGGTGGTGGGCGATCCCCGATACACGGTGGGCGACCCCTGCTACACGCGCACGTGGCGCAAGTGGTTCCCCGTACCGCTCCTCGATGCGGGCGAAGACTTTGCCGTGTGGTTGCGCGAATGCGAAGTGCTCGTGGCGCGCTACACACTCGACGGCTACTGGGCGCACGACGTAAACCTGGACAGCCGCTTCTTGGTCACTGTGGCGGTGCCGTTGTTGAATGCGCATTTCGAGTACAAGCAAGGCAACGTGAGCGTGGCGTACGAGTGGCTGCGTCAGTGCCTCGCTGCGGACTGGCGCGCCGCCGCTGAGGAGTGGATTGACCGCCGCGTAGCTGCGCGCAAGGAAAAGGAGCAGCAAGCCCTGTTCACAACCAACAACGGCGGGGTGGGCTCATGAGCGCCGTACAAACCGTGTTGCGCACGGACTTCCTGTTCTCGGGCGGAGCCGTCGCCCGCTACCACACCGAGCGTATCGCTCCGCAGTCCGTGGCGGCGCACTCGTGGGGAGTGGCGGCGATCCTGTTGGAGCTGCACCGCCCCGGTACGCCGTCCAGCGAACTGCTTCAGTGTGCCCTTCTCCACGACGTAGCCGAGGTGGCGACGGGAGACTTGCCCGCGCCGGTGAAGCGCAGGCTGAACCTGGGCGCTGCCTTCGATGCGGCGGAAACCGAAGAGCTGAGCAGGCACGACATAGCGCTGCCCGCGCTCACGCCCGTGGAAGCGTGGCTGTTGAAGCTGGCGGACTGCCTGGAGGGTGCGTACTATTGTACAGAGCAAGCGCGCATGGGCAACCGCTACGCCGCCGCCGTCGGGCGCGTGTACTGCTCGTATGTGCGCACGTACCTGAACAACATCAACGCTCCCGCTCCAGCTAGCGCTGTTGTGACGGCAACCTACATTCTCGACACTTTGGAAAGGGCACTGGCATCATGAGCACGGCAAACGACTTTCAAGAAGGCGGCACCCACTACAAGTCAGGGTACCAGCACTGGGACTTCATGCTGGACACGTACGGTACGATGTGGCTTGTGGCTTGCGCGTCGAAGTACGTTGCCCGGTGGCGCAAGAAGAACGGGTTGGAAGACCTGCGCAAGGCGCGCCACTACGTGACGAAGTACCACGAGGCGGTGAGTGCGTCCGCACCCACGTACGCCATAGCCCCTCGGGCGTTGGCTGCGAACGTCGAAACGTTCGTGCGCGCCAACGGTGTTGAGCGCGTGGACGCACTCTTTCTCTACACGCTGATGCGTGCGCGCGACGCAGACGATGTCTTGTGGGCGCGTCACTTGCTGGACACGATCATCGCCCGCGCGCAACTCGACGCTACGACTACGGCGGAAGCCGTGGACAACGCGCTGCGCACCCGCCCCGAAGGAGCGCTCAATGGAACAGTCTGAGCTCATACCGTTCGCGTGGTGGGCGATTCTCTCCAGCGGCAGCACGGGCGTACAGCTGCTGACGATGTCCCCGGCGGACCAACAGTGGTTCGCCGACAGTGCGGCGAAGCTGGCCGTGGTGTGTGCGCGGTCGATGGCCGCTGAACTCGCGTTGCAGGAGAAGGCATCATGACCCAGGCGAAGCTGTACCACATCGAAGTCACGTTGCGCGAGCTGTACGGGCGGGGCTTGCCGCAAGGCGCTCGCGCAGTCCAGCTGGAGTTGAGCCAGGTGTTAATGCCGCGCGTGGTGACGTTCAGCCTTGCGCTGGTCTACGGAACGGAGCGCCCCGCGCCGCCGCTCCTCGGGTTCCGCCGGGCGGCTACGGCAGACCGCCGCGTGCCCGCTACCGTACTTGCGGAGCTGCAACCGGACTACGGGTTGCGCTTGTAACGATTTCATCAGTCGGTGTCTAGGTGCAATCGACCTAGTTGAGCCTGCAGGGTGATACCTGCGGGCTCTTTTTCATTGCACCTAGGTGCCATCCGACAAGCCGTACTTGGATCACGGGCGGGGCGGAGCGTCGCCTTTATTGAGAAGCGCGTTGAACGAGACGCCCGCCGTGAAGCCCTGAACCATAATCGCGCCCCACGTCATCGTCGGTAGTAGCTCCGTGAACACGAACGAAGCCGCCGTGCCCGCGAAGCCGATCACCACCGACGCCGTGCGCAGCCGGTACTCCCCAAAGAAGTAGCTGAAGAAGCTGGGCGACACCTCACCGGCGGAAGCCTTCTTGAACCAATGCGCCACCACGCCCACCATTCCGCTTCCGAAGTATACGAACAGCGCTGTCCACGGAAGGGTGGCAACCCAAACGGTCAGTGCGGGGCGTGCGCTCATGGGGCTGCTCCTTCCGATGCGCTGTAGATAGCGTATGCACGTTGCGTGTACTCCATACGCTTCGCGAGGTCCGTATGCCCGCCGGTCACGGCGCGCGTGAGGGCGGCGAGGTCGTTGCGGTCAGCGTGGTAGTTGCCGCACACGTTGTCCCAGAACCACGCGGCGCTGTTCACAGCGTGCCCCGGGCGCAGCAGCAAGTCCGGCTCCGACAGCAACGGCAACCCGAGTCCTGCGGACGCCGCCCGGTACGCTTCGCGCCCGGTGAGCTGGAACAGACCGCGCCCCCGGTACTTGTAGCCGTCACCGGTGCCCACAGGTCCGTTGCCGAGGCGTCCGCCGTAGACCAACTCAGCTAGCTTCGCAGGAGCGCCGGTGTAGAAGGTTGCGTTATGCATGCCGTCATCGAACATATCATCCAGACTTTCGCCCAGCAGCGGTATGCGGAAGCGCTGCGGCCAGACCGCCACGAGGCTCATGGCTGTGGAGTAGAACAGGTGCTCCTCGACGGCGGTGAAGCAGGCGGACTCCACCGCCGCTTGGCCTAGGAAGGCGGCTATGCGGCGCGGGGTGTTGATCCCGTACCGACCCACAGCCACGGTTAGCGCGGGGGCGTAGCGCAGCGCGTTCGCTAGGGAACAGCCCACAGCTAGGGTTAGGCGTTCGGGCGTCATGTGCATCAGCCCCCGTGCGAAGGGCTGAAGACCTTGTCGAAGGGCAACCAGCCCTTCGCGACGGCGAAGCCCACGACGGCGATGCCGAGATACAGGAGCCCGCGCTGAACGACGCTCTTGCCCACCGCTGTGTAGAAATTTTTCGTGGCCAACTCCACCGCGTCGCGAGCGGCTTCGCGCGCCGCCACCTTCACCGCCACGCGCACAATTCGCTCCAGCTGAATGTCTGTGAGCACGATACTTCTCCCGTGAGGCGTTTCGTCGGCTTCCAAGATGTTTTCCGAACGCAACAGCGTACGGAGCTGCGCTGTGATGCTGACTTCGTCTTCATCGTCTAGGGGGGTGTGCATGGCGGTGTCCTGATGGCGGTGTGCGGAAGCCGCTATGTTGCGGCTGGTTTGTTGAAGCGTATGGAAACGGCAGGTATTGCGATGAGCGGCTTGCTGTACAATCCTTTGCGGTACACCTTCCACCCGAGCGTCCCGCGCAGGAAGCGCCAGGTCCAGTCTATGCGCCACGGGGCTTCGGCTTCTGTCGCTACGTCGCGCCCGAACACCCAGGCCAATCCGAACGCGCGGTTGCGCCAGAGCCAAAGTACGGAGCACACGCGCCAGCCGTAGGTTGCGAGCCAACGGCGCACGTCGGGCTCGTACATACCGCCCGGCAACCTATCGTCCGGCGCGTCCAGCCAGCGGAACCCCCACGGCAACGTGGCGCGGCGCGTCGTGGGCAGCGTGAGATCGTCCGCCCATCCGCCCACGGACGGCTCCGCGTCGAGACGGGCGAACAGCACGGCAATCGGCGCAAGCACGAATGCCGACCACCCCACCACCTCCAGCAGTACCGCCACGAGTACATCTCTGAGCTTGCGCATGCTAGGCTCCTGTGAAAAGCTCAACGTGTGCGTCGAAGTACGCGTTGACAACATCGGCGTCTGTGGCCAATAGCGGGTGGCGCACGCGCGTCGCTTCCGGATCGTCGAACACCACTGCGTCCACTTCGCGGTAAGAGCCCGAATCGCTGGCGCTGTCGTAGTGAAACGCCCGAGCGCCAGCAGCCACGGACAACGCGATGCCCATTGTGATCGTCACTGCGTCTTGCGTGGCGTAGCCGGACTGCTTGTCGGAGTCCCAGTGTAGGGTGCGGTGCGTCATGATGGGAGCGCCTCTGCGACGGGTGCGGCGTCCTTCGCGGCGGCGTCCTTCGCGGCGGCGTCCTTCGCGGCGGCGTCCTTCGCGGCGGCGTCCTTCGCGGCGGCGTCCTTCGCGGCGGCGAGCAGCTTGGTGTCTTCGGCCACGGCGGCGTCGCGTACGGCGGCGGATTGTTGAAGCTTGACCATGACCGGGTTCACCTCCAGCCACGGACGCTGACCCATCGTCTGGGCGATGTAGTCAAGCTCTTGTTGTGTTAGGTTCAGGGCGTAGTTCACTTGCTTCTCCTTCAGTGTTGTGTTGCGGTTAGATGAGAGTGTCGAACATCGTGATGCCCGCTTGCGTAGCCACGATGGTAGTGCCGGCTGCGTCCGATGCGATATCCACCGTGTACGTTGCCTGCATAGAGTGCGTTGCGGACGTGATGACCGTTACGCTACGGTTGGCGTTCAGCTGGAGCCACCCCGTAGTGGCCGAAGAAGACCCTGTGCCGGATGAAGCTGTTCTTGTGAAGCGTATCCAGAAGTTGGCTCCGCTGCCCGCCGTACCCGTGTTGGGCGTTCCCCACGTACCCGCAGCTGTACCGCTGTCTTCGTTGATCTGCCACGCACCCGTGGAGAGAAACGTCAAGTTCATCGTACCGCTAACGCTGTTGGTAGCGGTGTTCGCATTCGCCGCCAGCCACGCAGCCAAGTCTGCGAGGCTCACGGCGGTGATCAGCGAGCTGCCGCCCGCGATCCCCATACCTACCATGCGACTCGCGAAGCTCATTATGCGTGACCCTTCGACAGTGTGGCGTATACGACGCCAGCGATGTTCGATAAGACCAGAATGTCCACCGCGTTCGCTGCTGTGGAGAGCGCCGGCACGGAGCCGCCCGGCCACTTCAACGTACC